AGATAGGGAGGTGCAGGCTGTGAACGATTACAAAGGGCACTGGGCCGAGACGGCAATAGAGAAGGTGAAGTCAGAGGGGCTTATGTCTGGCTATCCCAGCGGTGATTTCAAACCTGACCAGCCTGTTACACGGGCGGAGCTGGCGGCAGTGCTGGTGAGGATACTTGATAAGCTAAAATAAGAGGTGAAAGCTTCTGATGGAAGAATTCTTCTCTAACCGCGAACTCTACAAATTGATTCAGGAGACGGCAAAAGAGATGGCTGAGTTAAAAGAGGAAATGGCCGAGACCCGGGCTATTATCCGGGACTATAACGGCCTCAGAAAGAAAATAGAACAGACGGACGCGCGTATGAACACGCTCATGTGGGTTGTTGGTGTGTCGATACCGGCACTCGGGCTGTTGTTTACGCTTCTTAATTATATGAAGGGGTGATGATAGCATGGACTTTTTTAAGCTGCTTGTTATAGCTGCTTCTCTCGAGGCGCTCTGGGAAACCTGCAAGATGTTTTGGCAAGCCGGAAAAGTGAACGCTGATAGGATAGGCGCCGCGCTACTCGGTGTTTTTTTATGCATCGCCGCAGGCGTTGATTTCTTTGCGCTTGTGAGCATTCCTCTATCGGTGCCGTATGCCGGCATGGTGTTGTCAGGACTGCTTATCAGTAGAGGCGCAAACTTTATACATGATTTTTTAGGATCAATAGAAAGGCATAAAGACACCCCCGGTTGAGGCCGGGGGATTTTTGTTTTCTTTCAATACCACGGGATAATTCCCGGGGCATAGTTCGACTGATTATATTTTCACTGGTGTATTCAAAGGCAAGCCTTTGATTATACCGGTGAAAAAAGTTCTTCCGAAAGTTTTATATCAACGACCTGGCCATCCAGAACCACGATACTGTCTATAATAGTTCGAAGGGTGTTCTGGATCACAGGCAGCTCTCCATTATCCCAAAGCCATAAAAGTTGCTTAGCTTCCTTTTGTATTATTTCTCTGATTTCATCTTTTTCCGGTAATTTTGCCCTTTCTTTTTCCTGGAGAAGGAGCTGCCTTTCTCTTTCAACTCTCTCCCGGGCAATCTTTAAATCTCTTTCAGATATCAAACCGTTCTCAAAAGCTTGTATTTGACGCTGAAACTTTTGGTCTATGACTGTTTCACGCCTGGCGAAATCGATTTCACGCGCCTGGGCGGCCTTTGAGAGGTCTTCTTCAGGGATGCGAATAAAACCATTAGATAAATCTTCAAGCGCATCATATATAGCCTTATCAGCATCATCTATAAAAATATAATTGAATCTACAACCGCCGTTCTTTTGATAGTCAGAGCACACAAAAATAAATTTATTTTTATAAGGCCCTTTGCTTCCGTAGCGGCGCGAAACCATTGCGGCGCCACAATAACCACAGCGCACAAGGCCGGATAATCGGTATTTTGCTTGTTTTTGCCCGCCTTTGGGCATACGCCTCGTGATACGCTTGTTTATCTCGGTCCACTGCTCATCCGAAAGTATCGCGGGGTGGGCGTTTTCATGTGTGATCCATTCAGAAGGATCCCTCCAGTGCATTTTACCGCTTTTATCATAATATCTACGATTCCATATAAGCTGTCCTATATAAAGTTCATTGGTAAGCATCTGCCGCACGGTTGAAGCCGTCCAGGGAACGCCCTTTTTTGTTGTTAGACCGTTATCATTTAACCATTTTGCAACAGCACGATATCCATGGCCGGCTATGAACATATCAGCCGCTTTCTGAATCCATTCTGCTTCTTCAGGGACTATTACCAGGTTTTTATGTTCATCAAACTCATACCCAAAGGGAGGAACGGCAAGATAACGCTTTTTCTTTTCAACTATATTGGTCATATTAGATTTAACGGTTGTTGCTTTCATGCTGTTTTCAAACTCGGCAAAAGCGGCTAGTATCTGAAGGACCATCCGGCCAATCGGGGTGGAAGTATCAAAGTTAAGAGCCGCACAGACATAAGCGGTATGATGCTTCTCGCAGAGCTCTACAAACTGGAGCATATCAAGAAGGTTACGAGAGAGACGGTCCACGAAAAGGGTGGCCACAATAGAGACTTTGTCCTGCTTTATAAGTTTTATCAGTCTTTTCATTTCAGGCCGGTTCATATCTTTTGCCGATCTGCCTTCATCGGCGAATACCTCAATATTTTGCCAGCCCTGAAATTTGGCATACGCAGAGAGCCTGTCAACCTGGTTCTCAATAGAATAGCCCTCACGGGCCTGTTCTTCAGTTGAGACACGGACGTAGAGGGCGGTGATACGGTCCATAATTTTCTTAGCTCCTCATTTTATGACTGTTTTATAATATATCTTACCTTGTTATCAAAACAGATATAACCATTGTTGCGATACCAACGATTGTTGCAAACGCTATACCGATAATCCATTTTCTATCATCTTTTATTTCTTTTCGTACTTCGCCTATTTTTTGATCAATAGAATTGCTAAAGTGATCTATTTTTTGGTTTAACCCCAAAAATTCTTGATGCCTTTGATTATCCCTATCTCGCATTTCGGATAAAGTTTGATTTACCATTTGAGCAATTCTTTCTTCCGTATTACGTAAAGAACTTTTTATTTCATCAACATCACGATCTAACTTGTCTAAATATTTTTCCTGCCAGTCCATTTGATTTCCCTTCTTTAGTGGGTTGAAAGAAAAAGCGACCAGGCTGCTAAAATAAGTCTGTCTATGCTTAATATATTATTTTTCGATATATTAAAATAGGTGTAATACGGTAATTTGATTCTTCTTCATTAAACATAGATTTAATAACTTCTGCAAATTCATCAGTAGATTTTTTTATATCAGATGAATAATTGCATTTTGTTGAGTAGTTAAGAGAATCAACAATACCCAAGACATGCCATTCACCTGGCATATTGTTCCCATATAGTCTCAATAAATCATTGGGATTTTGCGAAAGATATTCGGGCACAAGAATGCCTGATAAAGTTTCATTCTTGTCTGTATGTATTTCTAATTCCAATCCCATAGGTATGAGATTTAATATTGACTCAATAATTTTTGAATTTTTCTTTATCTCTTTTTGGATTTCTTTTCTATTTTTATTCCCAACAAATGTTTCTGGACCAATTTTAAACAATAGCGGTATAGCCTGCTTTATTGTTTGGTAATTACGAATAACGATACTGCCTTTTAGTAAAACTATTTGTCCGTTATTAACATTAGAAATCGAATCGTGCACGGAGATATTTAAAGCACCTAATATATCCAATATTTTTTGATCATGAGGATCAATATGTTTCTCCAAACTATTTGTTATAATTTCTTCTGATTCAGTTCCGCCCTTAACTACCTGAATATTCCCCTCTACTTGACTTGATTTCGAGTTAGACGATGAACTCGATGCTGCGATTTCTTTGATTGTTCCTTGGAATAATTGCGCAAAAAATGAATCTATTCTTGATATATCTCTATAAAGAAAATCTATCAGACTCCTTTTTTGGGAACTATTCCCCATTTGTTCCACTCCTTGTCAAAATTTTCTTTAGCCTTACCAATTTTTTCATTGTTTATTTTTAGATCTTTCGCAGCTTGCTGGATCACTTTAATAGCATAAAGCGGTTGTTTAATATTTTTCATATTTTCACACCCCTTTCATCCAGATTATATCACGATAGTGGTTTATAAAAAAAGGGGAGTGATCAGAATCTAATAGGCATTCAATTTATACTTTACCAGCTCTTCCGGCACCCCGAGCCACCGGCTCATCTCTGGGATGCTCAAATCCTTTCTAATCTCATCATCATCAATCAAAAGTTCTGCGGCAAATTTGTTTGCTTCGATTTCGTAGCGACCAATTGGAAAAAATGTATATTCACGGATGAAATAAATATCTTGAGATGAATGCAATAAGGCATGTCCGAGTTCGTGGGCTAATACAATGCTCTGGCATGGCATGGCGAGGTTCGAATTGACGGTGATGTATTTATTGCGAAGTATTTTGATGAAAAAACCTTTGGTATTTGTAGTATAAGGCTTCTTAACTACTTCAATATCAAATTCTCTGGCTATTTTCTCCGGGATGCGGGTGCCGCATTTTTCCTTGATATGCTTTACTCTGGCATGTATATTAAGCATACGGCGGCCCCCTTTAGATCTCTTTTTTCTTTTTCCTGCCGTATTTTTGTTTATTTTTCTCTTTAGACTTCCAGAAAAGCTCTGAGATGTCCCTGAAAAGGGCTTCTTTGTCTTCGTCGGCCACTTTGTCGTCCATAAAGAAGGCCCCGGCGTGCTCAATGAAGTCCTCGTATTGCATAAGGTCCCGTTTGGTGACCTTGTATTTTTTTGTGTAGTCTTCGGGGATGTGGGCTTTAGTAGTGTTGTCGGCGGGGGTAGGGGTGTCGGGCTCTAAATATCCAGCAACTTTCATTAATTCTTCATATGGTACTTTTAATACTTCAGAAATTTTTTTCAGGATTTCTGGCGAAGGTTCACGTAACCCCCGTTCAATGCGTGAAATATGTGCAGCACTTACGTTTGAATATAAAGCGAGTTGATTTATGGAAAGTTCTTTCTCTTCACGAATTTTCTTTATATATTTCCCAATATTCAATACTTTCACCACCCAAGCTTATTCTATATAAATTATTGCCCAAAGGCAATATAATAAAAATTTTTTTGCAAGAAAGTATTGACAACCGGCAACACGACATGATATATTATTACCAGAAGGCAATATTGACAGTTGGTAAAGGGGGTGCTAAATGTGGCAGATAACATAATCAACCTTGATTATCTAAGAAAATACATGGAAAAGAAGGGAATATCTGAAGTAAAACTAGCCGAATTGATTGGTGTAGATTACACTACAGTTTACAGAGTTTTTAAAGGAGACAGAAACCCTGGAGTCAAGTTCATTGCAGGTTTGATGAAAAGTGGTCTGGATATAAACTTTGAGAAAATTTTTTTAAGCGAGCCATTGCCAGATGGCAATACTAAAATTGAGCGAACCGCATGAAGGGAGGCCGCATGAATGGAGGGAGAAGGATGGAGGAAATTTTAAAAGAGATTCTGGCGGAACTCAAAAAAATAAACGATAAACTTGAGACCCGCCAGAAAAAGGAAAATGGGCTTACCGCTGATTTGATACCGGCAGTTAGAGAACTTACTGCAGATACAATACCAGCAGCAAGATAGACTACTTCTTTTCTCTCAACGATTCACAGACAAGAAAAATGGCTTTACATTGCAAGCAACCGTAAACATCTACTGGCAAGTATTGTGATGGAAGTGCAGGACCTTTGTCGGTATCGATTATGGAAAGCGCATATGTTTGATTGGGTTGTATGTTTTTTAATTGCTGAACATTTTGGTTGCCACAAAATGGGCATGTAATGCTCATAATTATCACCTCCTCTCCAAGAAAATTTTACCACTTGAGGGAGGAGAAGAAAACACCGCATGAATGGAGGGAGAAGGATGGAAAAATCACTTGAACAACGGGTGGAGGAATTAGAGAAGGCGGTAAATAGGGGAGGCGAGATAGTGCTGGAGATGAACCATATGAAGGTTGACGAGGGGGTACGCAAGGTCATAGCTGTATTGGCTCAAGACGGGTTGAGGTTTTGCGAAGCCATAACGGTGTTGGAGAAAGCAAAGGAACAGTTAAAATGGATGAAATTACCGGACGTGCCTGCTAAAAATTAAATCACATCTTCCTCAATGGTGATGTGCCAACGGCCTTTTGGCAAGCCGCCATAAACATCCGGTTTTGAAGAACGCTTGGCTAAAGCCACAAGCGCTTGTAGCAATTCAGGCGCAACTGGATTGCCGCAATTTGGGCACTCAAGATGGTCTTTCTTGACAAGGTAGTCTGGGGTTAGGGAAAACGATTGACGACAATCACTACACGTAAGTTGCATTACAATCACCTAGCTTTCTCTGCAAACACGTCCGGCATTTTAGTATTCGCCGTAATTTCAGGAAAACCCTTGTTTTCCTGCTGCCAGCACCGACACTACTGGTTAGTATTCCCGGAAGTGGCGGGGTTAAACGGACGGATAGAAAGGATGGAGAAGGATGGGAGAATTAATCCAACTTGGCGTTAAGCAAGAAGGCTCAAAAATTGTTGTATCAAGCCGGATAGTAGCAGAAAACTTTGGAAAAAGGCATGACGCCGTTCTCAGAGACATCGAAAACATCCGTTCTAATCTCCACAAATTTGAGGAGATTGACATTGAGAACTACTTCATACCCTCAACGTATACTGACAGCCGAAACAGAAACTATCCGGAATACCTTCTTACACGTGACGGCTTCACGCTCCTGACAATGGGCTGGACCGGTGAAAAAGCCATGAGATTTAAAGTCGCTTATATCAATGAATTCAATCGCATGGAGCAAGAGCTTAAAAATAATCTTCCGGCTGATCCACGAAAACTATTAGCGGCAGCTCTTATTGAGGCAAATAAAATCATAGAGGAACAGGACAAAGCAATTGCTGTAATGAAACCAAAAGCCGAATTCTATGACGCAGTGGCAGGCAGCAAGAATGCTATAGACATTGGCTCAGCGGCGAAGGTGCTTGATATGGGAATAGGCAGGAATAAACTTTTCGAGATACTTAGGAACAAAGGAATTCTAATGAGCAATAACATCCCATATCAAAAATACATCGACCGCGGCTATTTCAGGACGATAGAGCAGAAATACTCCAAGCCAGACGGGACGATATGTATCAACATTAAGACCCTGGTGTATCAAAAGGGGCTGGATTTTATAAGGAAGTTACTAAAAGAGGACAACGTAATAGCCCTAAGGAGAGCAAACAAAAAGCAAACCGCATAATGGACAAAAATCGACGCATATCTTTTGAGTAGGGAAGGGGGATGCCTGTGGTTCCGACAATAAGCGTAAAGGTCAATGGCCAGTGGGTGCCGATGAATACATTGTCCGAGGAACAGCAAATTGAAATACGCAAGCGAGTGGGAGAAGTATTACAAAACGCAATAAAGAAGCAGGTGGCCATATTAATGGATAAGCCACAGGCAGTAAAATAATTTTTCCCCGGATATTGGACAAGCTTGGGAGGCGATATAAATGCTTGAAGTAACAACGGTTGAACTGACGTATCGTGAAAGGCTTTTGCTGCAGACCATTCTAACACAAGAAAAAGAAGGGCTAACAGCTGTAAACAAAGCTATTTTCAAGAACATATCCCAAGGTGAAGGGGATGATATATACAGAATTTCCGTTGCCCAGAATGAGAGAAAAATTAAGGAGATTGAAGTTTTGCTGAAAAAATTAGTAAGGGATGATAATTGATTGCCACCATTACAAAAGACGAGGCCTGCGAAGAGGCCTGCGAAAAGGAGAGTAGCGATATGCACACAGCTACAAAAATCGCCCCGAAGCGGGAGGGGCAAGAGACGGGTGAAATCCGGAAGGGAGAGAGCATGATGAGGCTGTTTTCATACGCTTGCAAGGTGAAGGATGTGGAGAAGTTTTTCATCCGATACAAATTAGTATTAAATTTAGCTCTAAAACAAATATACCGTGAAAGGAGTGTGGTGTAAATGAGGAGACGCTTCAAGACAATATACAAAACCGCAAGAGAAAAAGCCGGTTTGACACAGGAAAGAGCGGCAGAGCTTCTATGTGTCAGCACTAGGTGGCTGGGCGAATATGAAGCCGGACGGGCTCCGGTTCCTGACGAAATAGTATGCAGGATGGCTGAAATTTACGATGCTCCCTGGCTTGCATACCAGCACCTGAAACATGCAACAGAAATAGGCAAAAAGTTTTTGCCCGACATAGACATTTTGGATATAGCAAGAGCTGTGCTGAGGTTTAAAAAGGAAATTCGGGACCTTGAAAAAATTGACAGTGACATGTTAGAAATTGCATGTGACGGGACGGTTGATGAAAGTGAGCTAAGCAGGTGGAAGAACGTTGAAAAGGAAGTAGATGAGGTCATCAGTGCGGCTTTCGCACTTATATTTGCTGAAACAGTACAAAAAGAAAAAGCCCTTGCGGGGGCCTAATACTACCATCTCCAGTATAGCAGAAATGCTGGAGGATTGCAAGGAGGATGTATATGAGCGTGAGTCTAGATAGATTTTCACACGGGCCCGCTGACCCGGCGAACGCCGAGGTGATGGCGTACTGCGAGGCGTGCGGCGGCGAGATATATGCGGGTGAAGATGTGTATGTTGTTGGAAACTGTATTATTCATGATGACTGGGATTGCTTAGTACAGTTCATAGACCCTGAATGGGTACCGATAGAGAAGGCATTGGGGGTGGAAAAATGAAGCTTTTAACACTCAAACTTAAGAATTTCAAAGGAATACGAAGCTTCACTCTTGACACCCAGGGCGGAAATGTGAATATATACGGCGACAATGCGACTGGCAAGACAACATTGTTTGATGCGTTCATGTGGCTGCTTTTCGACAAGGACAGTCAGAACCGCAAGGATTTTGAGATAAAAACCCTCGATGCCAATGGCCAGCCCATTCACGGGCTGGACCATGGGGTAGAAGCAGAGTTGGAGATTGGCGGGAGAACCCTCACGTTGCGCAAGGTCTACAAGGAAAAGTGGACCAAGAAACGAGGTTCGGCCACAGCGGAGTTTACCGGCCACACCACAGACTATTTTATAGATGGCGTGCCGGTCAAGAAGACCGAATACACGGCCAAAATAGCGGAGATAGTTGATGAAAACATATTCAAACTATTGACCAGTCCCACATATTTCAATGAGCAGCTTCACTGGCAAGAAAGAAGAAAAATTCTTCTTGAGGTATGCGGGGATATATCAGACGAAGAAGTCATTGCAGCCGACAAAGCCCTTGCGAGGCTTCCGGAAATCCTGCAAGGGAGAAGGCTAGAGGATCATCGGAAAATCATCGCTGCTCGAAGATCAGAGATCAATAAAGAGTTAGAAAAAATCCCTGTTCGGATCAATGAAGTGCAATTAGGGTTACCAGACATAACCAGCATAATCCCCGAAAAGCTTCCCGAAGATATAGCCAAAATGCGGCAAATGATACAGGAGAAACAGCAGGAATTTGCCCGAATCGAAAGCGGTGGAGAGATAGCGGAAAAGACCAGGCAACTGCGGGAAACCGAAGCGGAAATACTGAAGCTGGAAACCGAGCACAGAAAAGAAATTGAAGCGCAAATCAACATCAAACAACAGGCTATAGAAAGTTTGCAAGAAAAGGCCTTCGAACTTCAACAAAAAACCCGAGTTGCCGGCATCGATACGACCGCAATAGAAAAAGAGATTGAGCAGCTTCGCCAGAAATGGTACGAAATCAATGCCCAGGAATTCACAGAACCTGATATATGCCCTACCTGCGGCCAGCCACTGCCGGCTGAAAAAATCGAAGAGGCCCGGGCAAACTTCAACAGAGCAAAAGCAGAAAAGCTTGAACAAATATCTGCCGAAGGAAAAGAAAAAGCGGCCTTGGTTGAAAACGAAAAAGCAGCAAATCAAGAGCGATTGAAGCAGGCCAAAAAAGCCAAAGAAGAACTGAAAAAGGTCCAGGATGAAATTAATGCTCTAAAAAATGAGATATACAACTTGCGGGCATCAACTTGCAGTGATAATCCCAAATATACGGCATTAGTTCAGAAAAAGCAGGATATTGAAAAGGCTATCGAAAGTTTGAAATCCGGGAATTTAGAGACGGTCAATATAATTCGACAGGAGATTGAAACTTTAAATAATGACCTTGATGCACTTGAAAAAGCAAAAGCCAAGGTAGAGCAATACAACGCAGGCCTGAAACGCATAGAGGAACTAAAACAGCAGGAGAAACAGCTTGCTGCGGAGTTTGAAAAACTTGAAAGTGAGTTGTATTTGACAGAGCAGTTTATTCGGACCAAGGTCAACCTGTTGGAATCCAAAATTAATAGCCGATTTAAGCTGGCCCGGTTCAAATTATTTGATCAGCAGATCAACGGTGGCGTCGTCGAATGTTGTGAAACCCTCTACAACGGAGTACCGTATTCAGGCGGTCTCAACAATGCAGCACGCATCAATGTAGGCCTAGATATTATCAATACGTTATCGGAGCATTATGGCTTTGAAGCGCCAATTTTCATCGACAACCGGGAGGCTGTTACAAAGCTCACAGAAACCAATAGCCAGGTTATAAGCCTAATAGTAAGCGAGAAAGACAAAAAATTAAGAGTGGAGGTTATATAAAATGGCCGTTCAAAACCCAATCCAAAAACTAAAGGCATCATTAAGTGCAGAGAGTGTAAAAGAGCAGTTCAAAAATGCCCTCAAAGAAAACGCCGGAGCATTTATAGCCAGTATAATTGACCTTTACGGGAGCGATAAAATCCTCCAGGAATGCGATCCAAACAAAGTGATCATGGAGGCGCTGAAAGCGGCAACACTCAAGCTCCCAATCAATAAACAGCTCGGATTTGCGTATATAGTGCCCTATAGAAACAGTAAGGGCGTGATGGTCCCACAGTTCCAGCTTGGATATAAAGGATATATTCAGCTTGCCATGCACACAGGTCAATATAAACATCTCAATGCAGGTGTGGTATACGAAGGCGTCAAAGTCAACCGAAACATCCTAACTGGGGAAGTCGAATTCACTGGAGAGCCAACTTCTGATAAGGTTCAGGGATACTTTGCATACATGGAACTACTTAACGGCTTCACAAAAACCCTTTATATGACGCAAAACGAGATAATATGTCACGCTAAACGCTACAGCAAATCTTATAATTATGATTCTTCAGCCTGGAAAACCAACTTTGATGAAATGGCACTAAAGACGGTATTGAGACGGTTACTTTCAAAATACGGCATTTTATCTACTGACATGATTGCAGCACTAACCAGTGACCATAACGAGGATGTGGAGAACCAGGTGGCCGAAGAAATCGAGCGGTCAGCAAACAAGGAAGTGATCGACATAGAACCTGAAGTCGAAGAACAGGATGAGGAAAAAGATGAGAGGGGGCAAAAAGAACTAGAGCAACAGCAGATGAGCATGAAAGGTCCGGGGTTCTGATGATTGAGATAACCCCCCTCGCATCCGGGAGTCGGGGGAACTGCTACCGAGTTTCGGACGGCAGCACTCCCCTCCTTCTGGAGTGCGGGATACCATACAAAGAAATACAGAAATGGTTGAAATTTCGGGTTTCAGAGATAGCGGGGTGCTTGATTAGCCATGAGCACCACGACCATAGCAAAGCAACAAAAGACATACTCAAGGCTGGAATAGATTGCTATATGACACTGGGAACAAAAGAGGCTCTGAACATCGAAGGGCACCGAATCAAAATCATCAAGCCAAAGCAGCAGTTCAAAGTAGGGACCTGGGTCATCCTTCCGTTTAAGACACAACATGATGCAATAGAGCCGGTGGGCTTCCTGTTGGTGAATCAGGCTGGAGAAAAACTTCTATACGCAACAGATACATACTATATCAAGTATCGGTTCCGGGGTCTGACGCACATTATGATAGAGTGCAATTATGCGCTGGATATACTTCGGAGCAACGTGGAAAATGGCACGGTAGCGGTTGAGTTGAAAAACAGAATACTACGGTCCCATTTTAGCCTGGAAAATGTAAAAGAGTTCCTCAAGGCAAACGACTTGAGCAAAGTCCGCGAAATCTGGTTGCTGCACCTGAGCGACAACAACAGTGATGCGGGGCGCTTCAAGCGGGAAATACAGGAACTAACAGGGAAGGAAGTATATGCGGCATCGGCGGTGCAATAGCCGGTGCCGGAAGGAGGGAAAAGCATGGCATATTATCCGTATCCAAAGTGTTGGGAATGCGAATTCCGCGACAGCATTCCAGGCGTGCCGGATGATGAACTGTGCCCTTGGTGGAGTGAAGACTGCACTTCTGAGATATACTGCGATTCTGAGATAATTCGATTAAATTAATTCGCATTTCCGAAATATAGGGCGGCGGTGTGGTGGGTACACACTGGGTAAGAGCTCGCAAGTACACGCCCTCGGGGAAGCAAAGTCGTAAAAAGCCCGACCATAGCCGAGGATGCAGGTGGGTAGGTGACGACTACCCTGAAACCCGAGGTGTTCGGATTAGGCACGTACAAAGCAGGTTCGAATCCTGCCCGCCCTTCCAATGCGGAACACAGTTAAGGTGGTGAGCCAATGGCGAAAATACTTGAAGTCATCCCAATAACTTTACGGGAAGCAAATGATTTCGTAGAACAATTTCACCGTCACAATGGGCGCACAGTCAGGAACGGAGGAAAATTTGCCATTGGAGCTACAACCGGCACAGAACTTGTAGGTGTGGCGATCGTAGGAAATCCCCTTTCGGCCACCTACATGGACGGCTACACTGCAGAGGTACTCAGAAACTGTACCTCCCCAAGAGCGCCCAAGGGTACGGTATCATTCCTGTATGCAGCCTGCTGGAGAGTATGGAGAACTATGGGAGGCCGCAGAATGATCACCTATACCCTTAGCTCTGAAAGCGGTGCCAGCTTGAGAGGCGCTGGCTGGAAGGTTGTTGGAGAGGTAAAACCACACAACAAGTGGCTTGAAAAAACCCAGCGTGACGGTATTGAAAGGCAGTGGCAACCAATATATGGACAATTAAAATTACGTTGGGAAAAGACAGTTGATTTGTAGATTAGATTTTTAGCGGGCGGGCTATCCCCCCGGCCTGCCTGCCTTCCATAGATGTAGGGGAGAAAGGGGTATATCGATGGCACGAACAAAGATAGAATGGGCCGATGCAGTATGGAATCCAGTCAGCGGCTGCACACCGGTGTCGGAAGGATGCCAGAACTGCTATGCCAGACGAATGGCATATAGGCTGCGGGGCCGGTGTGGGTATCCGGAAGATGATCCGTTCAGGGTGACGCTGCATCCAGAGCGACTGAAAGAGCCACTGAAGTGGAAGAAACCACGAAAGGTGTTTGTGTGCAGCATGGGAGACTTATTCCATCCTGATATTGAACCCTACGACATTATGAGGATATTCAACATCATGGCCAAAGCGAAGCAGCATAC